ATAAAATTACAAAAATAAAATTACAAAAATAAAATTACAAAAATAAAATTACAATAATAAATTTACAATAATAAATTTACAATAATAAATTTACAATAATAAAATTACAAAAATAAAATTACAAAAATAAAATTACAAAAATAAATTTATTATTAGCAAAATAATAATAAATAACGTTTAATGATAATTCATGAGAACACAAAAATAAATTTACAATAATAAAACACATCTTTGAAAATTCATAAATATAATATCAATATAAATAATTTTCATAAAATTAGAATAATAAATTTACAAAAATAAAATCTCATAATAAATAAAATAATAAATCATGTTTAATAAGAATCCATAAATCATAATAATGAATTTACAAAAAATATATCATAAATTATAATTGTTGCTATTAATATTTTTTCATCATTAAAAGTATCGATAAAATCAATGATACAATACTTATAATAAATAACTAAAATATGATTAATAAAAATTGAAAAAAACAAAATTATTGTAATTTTTATTTAGAATTTATTAATTACACCATTATAATCAAGTTCGAATGGCTGCTGCTTCAACGTCTGTTGAGATTGAAATTTATGGCGACAACGGATATCGCAAATTTTTGGAAGGGTGTAGAGCTCTTGAAGCTTTACAATCTAATGTCTTTTTCTTTTCCGGGTGCCAAGGGCTCGGCAAGTCATCTTTGTTAAAAAAGATTCTAAAAATGGAGCCCAGCATTTTCTGTTATACAACCGAAAATCAAAAAATACCTGGGAACACAACAAAAATTTTTGTGGAACTAGACAATCGCCCATCTGGCAAAGATTTGGCAAAATTAAAAGCCTATCTCAAAGCAAACCCACCATGCATTCTAATCGGCATGGGTTGCACTGACGGGTTTTACACGCCTGCCAAAAAATTATCGGCGGCGGGCGCCTTTTTCACTGACCTTGGTGTCAAGAGTGAAGAAGTAAAGTTCTTTGAACTTTGTCGCATGGATGAGTCCATTGTATATGGACTTGTTCAACGAATCGTCAAGCGCTTTCAAAGCGACAAAGAACACGTGCTCTCAAAAGCCGTAAAAGGCAACCCTGTACGCTTTGCTTATGAAATTGTGACGCGCTACCTCAAAGAACGTGGTGGAACTGAACTACTTTCAGAAGAAGTGAGCGAGTCCTTTCGGGAGCAATTAAAGTCCTCAAAGTGTTATAGCGGACTTGGTTGGGTGAGTTTGGGCAAAGCTATATTCTCAAACCAATTTGTTCTCTACAAATTCCCAGAACCATTTATGGTGCATGGGCGAGCTTTTGGGGATGTAAAATCAGAGAAAGGATTAACCCGTGTTTATCTAAACGGCAAACTTGATGCGGGTTTGGTTCTGGTTTTTTCGGGGATTGAATTAACTCCTGATGAAATTACTGAATTACAAAAACTCATCACGGCCGCAATACCGGCAGATTTTAATCCCGCAAATGTGCAGCAAATAAAAAGCTGCATGGTGCCTTGCTTTCCGGCGGATACATTTACGCCCGGCCAGATTGATAAAAAGACCGTCGGGATGCACAGTACTTGCTCTTTCGGCGCAACTCTTCCGGATGGCTACTGTCACCCCAAAGAGATTCTTTTTTCGGGTGTTTTGATATCTCTAACCGGACACATGGTTGTGATATCAGAGCAAAAACAAAGCGACGGCAAAACCCCTTTGCACATCTCACTCACAGAAGGCAACGAACCTTTTGAATGCTACTAAGCAAAGAAATTTTTTCAAATACAAAATACAAATAACAATTAATAATTATTTTTTAATTTAATATACATACTTTTATTATTTATTAATTATCATTATCACTTTGAATATTTTGATTGTCACTTTGATTGTCACTTTGATTGTCACTTTGATTGTCACTTGATGATAAATTATTATTATTTATAATAATATTATCATTATTACTAAAACCATTATTAATATTTTTATTCATAAAATTATTGATATTACATGAAATATCATAAGTATTAACTGATGATATAGAATCGTCAATAAGTACATATGGGATGACTTCAAAAATATCATTAACAACAATTAATTTAAAATTGTCACATTTATTAACAACTTTATTTTTTTTTAAATTATTTAATAAATTTGTTATAATATTATTATTCCATGGATTTAATAATTCAAACAATTCGGGGTTAGTTTCTTTAATTTTTTTAACATCATCAATATTTTGAGAACCAACAAAAACCAATTTTATGCCTGCTTGTTTGGCACCATGTAATTTATGCTCTAACCCACCAATTGCAGTTATTAATCCATTGATACTCAATTCACCGGTCATAGCAATATCTTTTTTAATTGGATAATTTGTAATTCGCGAAATAAAAGCAGTAAGAAAAACAGAACTTGCGGACGGCCCTTGTTTTGGAGTGCTTAAATCAAAAGTATGAATATGAAGACCACTTGGATTTAATTTATAAAATTTATTTAATATTTCTTTTTTAATACAATTTTTAGCTAGAGTCCAAGCAAAATATACAGATTCTTTCATAACATCACCTTGTTTGCCAGTTAATTCTAATTTAAATTTATTAGAATTATTTTTTAATGGATAAACGAGAATTGGAATGATTCCCCCACTTCCTGCAGTTGTTGCATATAAACCATTTATAACCCCAACTTGATTTGTTTTATGTATTTTTTCAGTTAATGCTTTTGGCTTTCCTAAATATTTTTCAATTTGTTTTTTATTTAAAATAATTGGTTTAGATTTGCTAAAATTTTCTTTATTTTTAAAAGCATTAATCCCATTAATTCTATCAACATTCATTTTAAGAAATATTTTTTCAATACAATTTTTTAAAGTTCGAACACCTGCTTCCATTGTATAGTTTTCAATAATGTGAGAAATTAAATCATCACTAATTTTTACAGAACCAACTTCTATATTAATACCTTTTAATAATTCAACAATGAGATAATTTTTAGTTATTAAAATTTTATCATTAAGAGAATATGGAGAGACATTAATTATTTCCATTCTATCTTTTAATATTGGATCAATTTTAGAGGCATCATTAAAACTAAAAATAAAAATACATTTGCCCAATTCGAAAGTGACATCTTGAAAAAATTTATCACTAAATTTATTATTTGTATTTGGATCGGTTGCATGAATAAGAACATTATATATTTCATTAACCCCATGTTTAACACATGCTTTATCAAGTTCATCAAAAAATAATATACATCGGGGAGAACCAGTCATTGTCATTTTAGTTACAATTAATCCTGGTTGAGCACCTGAATAAGTAAATGAATGACCATTTAATACACTTCCATCCTCCAAACCCCCTAAATGTATTTCTTGATATGGTATGCCTAATACTTGTCCTAAACCTGACGCAATTAATGTTTTACCACAACCGGGAGGGCCACATAATCCAATTGCTTTACCCATACTATTTGGATTTGTCATCCATTTTCCTACAATATCTCCAATAACTGTTTTAAATTCTATTTGTCCAAATACTTTTTTATCAAATTCTTCTTTAATTTCTTTTAATTTTTCTCTACATTTAATAATATTAGAACTAATATTAGAAAAAATATCACAAAAATCAGTTGGTATCCATGGATAATCTAATAATGTTTTTACATATAATAAGTTTTTATGATATTCACTATTATTAGCTTTCATTTCATCAAGTTTATTAAGAATACATTTTTTAACATGATCACTAATATTATTATTCATAATACATTGTTGTTTTAAATCCATATCATCTAAAGATATTTTTTTAATTCTGTCTAATTCTTGTTTTACACATTGTCCGGTTTTGCGTAATTTATTTTGTAAATTATTATTTAAATTTCTAAAAATAATATCAGCAACAAGTGCGTTATTGTTTTTTAGTGTTCGATTTTGGTCTCGTGTTGTTCCAAATAAAAATGAACCATATTTTATGGCATTTTTATTACCAAGTAATAGACATTTACACATTTTAAATTTTTGCGTTAATGATTCTTTTAAAAATATAGTGATTGTATCTTTAAATTTAAGATTTGAATATTTCATAAAATATTCATAATATTGCGTCATTTCATTATTTAAATCTTCATTATTAAAACATAGAATATCACCAATACTAATATTATTTATAAAACTATCTCTATAATCTTTATTTATCATAATATTATTTCTGGCATATTCATAGAATGAATTTTTTTTATCATTAATAAATTTATATTTTGATGATATTATATTTAAAGCATCATAGATAAAATATCCAATGATAACAAAAATATTATTTTTTATTTTTATTTTTATTTTATAATTATTTTCTAATAACATTTCAAATTTAAAATTATTATCTTCTTCTGATAATTTATCATCAAATATATTTTTATTTTTTGTTATTTCTATTTCTAATTCATTTATATTTACAATCATATTATTATTTTTAATAATTTCAATTGGTATAAAATAATTACATAATAAGTCTAATAAATTATTATTTTTCATGTCAATAATATCAGTATAATTAATTCCATAATATAATATTAATAAATCACTTATTGATTTTGCACCAATATTATTCATTGACTGAAATATACATAAATCAATATCGTCAAAAAATGTATTTATTTCATTTGTAAGATTAATATTATTATTATTTGTTAAATAATAATTAAAAGCATCCTGAGTTAAACTACATAAATATTCTAATGAATTTGAATTATTACACAAATTTATATTTATATTATTAATGTCACTATAAACTGTTTTACATAAATTATAACAATTATTTAAATTATTTAAACAATTATACAATTTATTTGAAATCTTATTTCTTATTGAATAATGTATAATACACAAATTATTTAAAGTGTCAATATGAGTGCTTAGATTTAATATAACCATTTTTCGAATATCATATGTATAATCAATATATTTTTCAACCATTAATAATATTTTTTTATTCATTATATTATTTCTTTACATAATTAAATTATTTTTGTTTATTCTTACAATATATATAATATAAAATACAAAAAATAGAGAATAATATAAAAATAATATAAATTTTAAAAATATTGTGCTTTTTTAATCTAAATATATATACTTATAAAAAGTATAATATGTCAAGTTCAAAAGTTTCAAAAAATTCAAATGTATCTACTGCTGAAAATGTAAAAACTGAAAAAAATAAAAAAACTAAAAATAATTCTACTAAACCAGAAGCAACCCAACAAACTCAACAAGCTCAACCTGAATCCACACAAGCTGCACAAGCTGCCGCACAACCAGACACAACACAGCCATCTCAATTAACTCAATCAACTAAATCTACTAAACGCACTAAATCAACAAAAACAACTCAACCAGAAACAACTCAACCTGAAACAACACAAACTGCAGCACAAGAACAACCAGTCGCACAAGACTCACACGCTGCACAAGAACCAGAACAAGAACAAACACAAGAAAAGAATAAACGACATTTTAAGGGATTATTTTTACTTGGTGACGGTTCAGTTGTTCAATATGGACGATACTCTGGTCCCAAACCAAAAGCGGCGGGAAATAAAGCATGCACTAAATATTATAAATTACGAGAACACGCAATGAATAAACAACCGAAAGTATTTAAGAGCCCTGAACTTCATAGCAGTAAAACATGGACTGAATTATACACTAAATTTTTAGGACAACCACTGCCCGATAGCGTTGTATTTGCACTGCAAGAATGCACACGCAATGAGAATACCGGAAAGAAATTTTATTATACCGGTTCTCGCACAGATATTAGTGATGAAAAACGCAAAGAACGACGAGACAAAGCCGAGCAAGAAAAAAAATCAGTATTTATTGATTATAAACACGAAAATAAAGTTCGCAAACTTAAAGTTGGCGAAAATGAAGAAGCATTTTTAACACTCGCAACAAATGGTCTAAATGAACATGACAAGCAACGAGTTGTTAAACGTCGCGAACGTCTAACAGCAAAACATGCACGCACAAGCGGGGCTCAACAACAAGCCGCATCTGCATCTGCATCTGCATCTGCACCAACACAAACACAAGCACAAACACAAACACAAACACAAACACAAGCACAAACACAAGCACAAGATACTACAGTTAATACTGAATCAACAAAGAAAACAAAGAAAGCAAAGAAAACAACCGATGAAATTGTTGCAGCACCGGAAACAGTTGTTGTTAAAAAATCATCTAAAACATCAACTAAAACAGACGCAACAGTTGATACAAAAAAGACTAAAAAAACTAAAACTACTTAATTAATTTTATTTATTAAATTTAAAAATATATGTTTTATATTTTTATTTTTTAAATTAATATAATATAATGAACTCTGAATATGCGTGCTCACGAAATATAACACAAGAATCATGTAAAGATAGCAAAAATAACTGCTTATGGCTAGAAGATGGACATCCAACATTATGGGCAAACACTCTTGAAAAAAAAATTTGTGTAGATGCTGACAAATATAATAAAGTTAAAAATGATGTATATCCATATACAGAATGGAATGATTTTGTTGTAAATGCTCACAAAAATAAAGAAATTACAAAATCTGAACAATCGCAAACACAATCGCAAGTAACAGTGCCCGTGCCAGTGCCAATTGAAGAGCCTAAAACTAATAAGGACGCAATACAAAGTAGGCCGTTTGGCAGCAGACATATGTTATATGAATTAGGAAATAAACTTGAAACAATAAAAGCTAAATCAACTAACCAAACAGGTGGTTTTTATAATTATACGAATATTAAACAACAATATATTATGCTTAAATCACAATATTAAAAATAATAAAAATATATTTTACAATAAATTAATTTTATTTCTATATTTGTATATATACATAATTACAAATAATAATGTCTCAATAAAATCTTTATCATGTTATAAACGTAAATATGTAATTTTTATTATTTATAATTATATTTTTAGATATCAAAATTTTAGTTATAATATTTTTATAATCTAATATATTTCTTTATATTATATTCATATTGATTATAATATAAAAATTATTATAAAAATTATATTATAATGCTACGAAAAAAAATAATAAATAATACTGATACACAATCAATAAATAATACTTTCTCACAAACTGACAAATACACTCCACAAACTATGCTTAATACACAAAATACACAAAATATGTTCAATATACAAAATACACAAAATACACAAAATGCACAAAATACACAAAATGCACAAAATACACAAAATACACAAAATACACAAAATACACAAACTACACAAAATATGTATAATACACATCCAAATCTTATTCAAAATAATCAATTAACACAAAATACAGAACAAATATATAAGCCACAAGAAATAACAAATTATGTGGATAAAACAAGACAGATAATTAATATTGTAAATACAACAATAACAATAGAAGAATTAATAAAATATGCTACACATAAATTAAATACTAAATTTTTAGCAATAATACCAAAAACAAATTTTAATTTAATAGAAACAAAAATTATGAGATTTAATAATAATATAATTGAATTTATTGGGACTGAAATATTTGATGTTGATAATCTTGTTAAATTTTTTTCATTAATATATATTTATGAAAGTACAATACTAGAGAATGAATTAAATAAAATAAAAGACATGACAAATACAGAAAAAAGAAATATTAATAATATTTTAAATACTTTAATATTTTCTATAATTGAAAAAATAATGAAAATCTTAAATGAAATGACAACAACTGATGTAATTAAAGATAATAAAGCAAGAGAACTAATATTAAATTATGTTGTTGCTTTAACATATAAATATACAGAATATACTTTAAAGCAAATGAATAATAATAAAATTGAATTTGATGAATTAATAAAAAAAAAATATATTAAAATAGATAAAATCAAAAATAAAAAAAAAA